CGACCTTCGTCGCATTGTTTTCGGCCGCTGCCTGTAATACATTGTTGTTCTCTTTTAGAGTACGATTATTAGCTTCTAACTGAATAACCGCATTCTCTAACTTCGCAACAGTGACTTGGTGGTACGCATACGCACCTCCAGCAGCTCCGACTACACCTAGAACAAGTATGAGTTTAAGATACATTTTCTAGTCGTACCATGAGGCGTTCCGCACGATTCGTCACTTGCTTATGCCAGCGCGAGTCTCGTCCTTCGACGGCAGCCTTCGGCCAATCGCCTTCTTCTAGTGCAGCGCAGAAGTTCTTAAACTTTGACAAACGAGGACGCCCCATATTGAACATCATGTTTACCACAATTTCTTGAACTTCTCCAGGAAAGTCATGCCATTTGGGGCCAAAAAGAACTTCGCACTCGTCAATAGATGTGTCCAGATCTTTCTCAAACGCTTCCCAAACTCGCTCCTCTGATACCGACGTACCCAAGGGCGAACCAAATTCCGAATCGCTCTCAATAACAAGATGACCAACACCAAAAGTAGCCAGGCCAAGATGGTCATTATAGATTTCATACTTGACACCTTCGTCCTCCTTTAGTTGGTTAAATACTTCTTCTCTGTTCATTTATACTCCATTTTTTAATGCTGGACCTTTCTATGTCTTCCCATTCCTTTGCTTCTACATCATAAGCAATAAGTTTATCTGATTTGAGACTAACATTTACTTTAAATATAGTTTTCAAAGTATATGTTTTTGTAATCTCTTTTCCGCTGTTTAAACTTTCGTAAGTGATATTGACATTGCCGTTTCTCAATGCCTCAACAAGTTTCACAAATCTGCTTCCTTTACAAAGATGCCATCAACCATCTTTCCTTTGCGATCTTTAATATCAATCCACGCAGTCTCTAGACAGTCCATCATAGAGTATCCATTACGTTCCATAATATTAATAAGCACAACCATAATATCGCCAATGTCGTCTTTCATGTCTCTGCCCTTACACATATTGTCTGACAGTTCCCCACACTCTTGAATGAGCTTGCAGAACTGGTCTTTATCAGTACTACCATCAATCAAATTGCGGTCTCTGTGCCAAATTCGTATGCGCTCTTGCATAACATCACTGTTTCCTCTTGACTCTCCATTCCAAACATCATTCATAAGTAAGGATTTCCTTGATACATTTCAGGGTGTTTGACAAGCATCATACTGCTTTGCCAGTTAGTATATAACAATCCAGCTAGAATTGCTACAGTTAAAATTGTATTTCTAATACGTTTCATGAGTCTCCCCAGACGTCTCCACCGTTTTGGCAGAGAATCTCTTTGCAGGCTACTGCAATTTCTGAACACTCTTTTTGAGTGCCGTTCCCACCTCGTAGGTCGCAGAAGTGCATCCACGAACGAAGTGTACCAGTCATATATAATCGAGAATGAGTGTTACCCTCGGGCAATACTGCCCTCGCCTGTTCTTTTGCAATACCCATACTTATAGCCCATTTATAGGCTTCAGTAGAGACATCGATTACTTCTCTCTGTTTAGCGTGCCAAGCAATTTCTAGCCCATCATTATCCGCAGGAATACTATTCTGTCGGTTACGTGGGTCTTGCAGCCTAGCCTCTCTCGTAGAGAAATCTAATGCTTGAGTAGGGTCTGCATAGCGTTGACTAAATTCCTGAAAACTAAAAGAGCGATGCCGCAGAATCTGGCGAGCAATGTCTCTCGTAGTCTCGATTTCAATGCAAGCACTTGCCATTTCGAATGGGCTGAAGTGTGCTTCTTTTTTAAGGTACTTCAACAACTTCGGGGCTGTTCTCTCGTTGTCTTGATTTGCAGGATTACTAACTCTCGCACAATAGGCGATGACTTTCATGGCTTCGGGGGTAATCCAAACTAGGGTTACTTTCATACAATCTCCTCTGATTAAGTGTATATTATACGATGTTAAGGCTTTTATGTCAAGAACTTTTTTTCCTGTCACTTGAGCAAAAAAGTTTCTTGACACAATTTGGTGTAGGTGATATAATATACCCTGAAATTGATACCAGTCTAACTGTGTCTTTTTCAAAATCCGTAAATTAAAACGATTGTTACGCTTCCGAAAGGGGCAAGTTCATCTTTCTTAAAAGGAGAAAACTTATGAATGCAGTAAATCTTGAAAAATTCTTTGTCGGTTTCGACAATTTAGTTAACAGCCCGTTATATACTCAACAGGCACCAGAATATCCTCGTTATAACATTGAAAAAGTAGAAAATGGCTATATAGTTGAAGTAGCTGTTCCAGGATGGAACAAAACCCAAATTTCAGTGAACGTTCACAAAAATATTCTTACCATTAAAGGTGAGAAAAAAGAGAATAACGAAGGTAGAGGCTGGGTGCACAAAGGTATATCAGGAAAAAGTTTTGAGAAGCATCTAAAGCTTGACAATGCCTTAGAGGTCTCTTCTGCTTCCATGGAAAACGGAATGTTAAAAATAGACCTATCGTATTCGCCCTCTAGTAAGCCCACATCAATACCTATTGGGTAACTTGGAGAATTCAATGAAGAACTTCGTAAAAGAAAAGTGGGGTGTACTTGAGGCTGTATTTCAAATTGTAGTGTGCGTAACAGCACCACTAGCATATATGGCCGTAAGCTACGCTTCTGCTTAGAAACGGTAAGCCGGGCAGAAATGTCCGGCTTTTTTATTTATGAAAATACCTCTAAAGTATCGTAACAAACCGGCTATTCTTGTAGCTACAGGCCCTTCTCTGACTGAAGAGGTGGTAGAGACTATAAGACCCTATAAGAATGATTTCATTATTTTTGGTTGTAATGATTCTTATAGGCTAGTAGATTATTTAGACTTCCATTATGCTTGCGATAAGGCTTGGTGGGATCTACACGCAAAACCTTTTAGAGAAAAATATCCAGACTTAGAGGCTTGGACACAAGCAGAAGAATATAGAAAATCAGAGTTTAACTTAAATATAGTAGAAGGAAAACATGCTAGAAGTTTGAGCACAGATTCTAGTATTATACATTGGGGCAGTAATTCAGGTTATCAGTTGTTAAACATAGCATTTTTAATGGGTTGTTCAAAGTTCTTGCTTGTCGGTTATAATATGCAAAAGATAGGCGGAGTAAGACATTTCTTTGGAGAACATCCCGACGGATTAAGTAAAAATAGTCCTTATCATAAGTTTTTATCTGCATTTGATAGCATAGAAGAACCTATACGAAATATAGTAGTAAATTGTACTCCAGACAGTGCTTTAACAACATTTAGAAAAGGCAGTTTAAAAGAGGAATTAGAGAATGAGAGTAGCTATTTACAATGATACTTTTATAGCAAGAAGACCGCACTTTGGTTGTGAGCTTGTAATGACAACTTTTAGAGAGCAGCTTGACAGAGTAGGTATAGAGTTGGTGGGTACTGTTAAATTAACAGAGAGAAACCCAAAAAATAAAATTCTGGGGAAAGCGGATTTAGTAATTGTAAATGGGGAGGGGTCGTTCCACCACAATAGACGCAACGATTTAGCCACGGTATCTAAGCATTTTCCTAGTATACTAATAAATACTGTTTTTGAGGATAACTCAATTGATGTCAGTAGCTTCAAATATATATCTGCCCGAGAAAGTATTAGTGCGGCAAATTTAAACTGTGATATTATTCCAGATATCATACTCACTTCCAACAAGCTAGAAACAATGAGACGAAATGGAATCGAGCCAGGAAACCGGTTCGGACACATTAGACATAATTCTGGAATAAGAACTTTACAGCGATTAACTCCATTCCTTGAAGAGCTGTCTCAGTACTCTTCCGCAACCTCGGAGAGTTTTCACGGAATACTGGTATGCTATATTTTAGGGATTCCTTGTATTGAGGTTCTTCCTGGAGCAGGGGTACCGTGGAAAACATACTCTGTGGCTAAAGATATTGAGAGCGTAGAGAATTACCTGGAAACGGGTAGAAATAAAATTAATAATTTATTCGAAAATTTACATACTTTTACTTAAATAGGAGAAACAATGAAACAAACTAACTTAAACTTCCCTAAAGACACTAACCAGCCACCCTATAATGGGCAGTTCTGGTGCCATATTCGGCAATCCTTTCAGGGTTGGACCGACCATATTAATTTTTATAAGGTTAAGAATCTGTGATAGAAATTTATGGAAAGATGGATTGCAACTATTGTGTAGAAGCACAGAACGTATGTAAAAACCTCAAGCTAGATTATAAATACTATCACTTGGACGATCACTACACTATTATGGAACTCTGGGCAAAGGTTAAGTTTAAAACCTTTCCTCAGATTTTTGTAGATGATGTATGTATCGGAGGGTTTGACGAACTAATGGAATACACCAATGGAATTGAATAAGTTGAAACAATTAGTAATTACTATGGAAGAATGTGGTGAATTAATTCGTGCCTGCTCTAAAGTGTTAAGACACGGAACTGAAGAGGATCCTAAGTATCTACAAAATCTTACTGAAGAAATAGCAGATGTCATCGCTATGACACGCATCCTTAGAACATCTTACCGTATAGATAGTAGTACCCTAGAAGATTTAGTTCAGAAAAGACTGACAAAAATGAAGCGGCAGGATTATGCGTAAGCTAATAACAATCTGGAAGTTTGCAATTGGTTCTTTTAGCGACGACAAAACAGAGGGCTACGACAATCACGTTATGATATTTCGCAGCATTCTCGTTCTAGTAAACTTTGTTACCTGCTTCTTCATAATTGCTAATACACTGCGTCACTGGTAGTTGAGGGCAAAAATAAATCTTGACATTTTTTTCTTCTGCTGTTATAATAATGGAAATTGTGAAAAGAGTGTGTTATGAATTTATTTTATCTTGACGACGACCTTGACCGTTGTGCCGAGTTTCATGTCGACAAACACATTGTTAAAATGCCTTTAGAAGTAGCTCAGATATTGTGTACCTCAGTCTGGATTGACGAGTACCTTGGCTTTGTGCCTCGCGCACTTGACAAGAATGAACGAGACTATCTTAACGGTCTCAAGGCAGAAATCAAACATCTTCCACCAGAGGAAAGACCTTTGACCCCCTATCTACCAATGATGTATAATCATCCTTGTACGATATGGGCTCGCTCCTCTCTCGACAATCACGAATGGACTCACTGCTACGGTAATGCTCTTAACGAAGAGTATCGTTACCGTTACGGAAAAGATCATAAGTCTATAGCCCAAGTAGTAAATAACCTACCAGAACCTCAAAGAATGGAACGTGTGGGTTTTACTACTTTCGGGTTGGCTATGCCAGACGAACTAAAAGATTATGACGACCCAGTAGAATCTTATCGACGCTACTATCACCTTGACAAAGCTACTTTTGCAAGCTGGAAGTACAGAGATAAGCCTCACTGGTGGGACGAAGATTTTGCAGATTATCAACAACGAATTACAAGGGCAGCATAAATGAGAAGAGGTATTAAAAAACAAGAAGGAGAAAATCTAACTGATGCAAACATTAAAAAGGTTATACGACTTTTGTCAGCGGAAAAGCCGATTACAAAAAAAGAAGCGTGTAGTATTCTTAATATTAGCTATAATACCAGTCGCCTTAATAAAGTTATTGAAGATTATGAGAGCGACCAAGAGTACCGAAGAACCCGAAAAGCACAGAAGCGTGGCAGACCCGCTGACAATGCTGAAATTGCAGAAATCGTAGAGTCTTACCTAACAGGTGAGAGCTTTACAGATATTGCTAGAAGAATCTTTCGCTCTGTTGCTTTTGTTAAAACTATCGTTGAGAAACTGGGAGTCCCTGGAAGGGTGGCTGGTGATGAACGATATGAGATGGAATACTTGCCAGACGAGTGTGTATCCGATAGCTTTGCCGTTGGAGAGGTTGCTTGGTCAGCCAAGTACCACACTTCGTGTGAAGTAATGGCAACTCTTGACGCCACACACGAACAAGGCTACGGCCCCTGTTATCGTGTGTGGATAAGAGAGGTTAGTAATGAGGACAATCTTGGGGGAGGCTATAATGCTTTTGTTCCCGCATATGACCTCGGTAAATTGGAGCATTTGAAAACTTATGGAATCAATACCGCTAGAGTTTAGTTATTATGCCATATTTTGTTTAACAACTGTCATCTGTATAATCTACCTCAATGTAAAAGCATTTCGAGAAGTAGGTTTCAGATGGAATTTTACGGGTGGTCTCATTTATTATGGAACCACAATACCTATAGTATTAGTGGGTGCTCCCGCATTTTTCATTGTTTTTATCTTTAGAAGCGATGTTTATTACGAAAGTTTAATTAACTATATCACCGAAATATATGTTGACTCAGATGACGAAAGCTAGTATAATATGTTTTTGAAATTGAGGAAAGTATGGGATATAATTTTTACATGCGACAACTTGAAGCGACTGGCAATGCTGCCGGTCTACCTTTTAAACCAAACAGGAGAAAGAAAATGGCGTGGACTGACGAATCCAAGCAACAGGCAATTGATGCCTACACAAGTGAAGAACCAACTCCAGAGAACTCTATGGAGATTGTAAAAGCTATCGCAGAAGACATGGGTGAGAGCCCTAATGGTGTGCGAATGATTCTAACCAAAGCTGGAGTATATGTCAAGAAAACTCCTGCTGCTTCTAGTGGCGGTGCTAAAGCCGCTTCAACTGGCGGAACTCGAATCAGCAAAGCTGCCGCACAGGAAGCACTCACAGCAGCTCTTAATGATGCTGGTGTAGCTATTGATGAGGATATTGTTTCAAAGCTCACTGGTAAAGCTGCACAATACTTCGCAGATGCTATGAATAAAGTAGCTTCTTAAAAGTCCCCACGGGGGTTGAGTATGCTTAGCCGCGTATTCACCCTCGTGAGGCAACCACTAATAGTCCAAAAATTACAAAGACAAAAGAGGTTTTGCTCAATGTAATACTGGAGCTAATTAGTGAAAAAAGAAGAGCTAAAGAAGAAAGTAAATAGTGCTGGAGATGCAATTATAACTTACAGGAGTCCCAACTCCCGTAAGACAAAGTACAATGTATGTACGATTGACTTCAGCACGCCTTACATTCAAGACAAGAAAAATAGAGCGAAAGAAGATGACGATACTGTCCTAATGTTTTGTTGGGACACGGATTCTTTTCGCCTTATGAAAGCTGACAATGTTACCTCAGTCGTTCCCTTATCCACTGTGCTAAGGAATGAATGATGGAAGCATACTCGAAAATTATCGTATCAGAACCTTATAGACAGGTTCGACTAACGGTGAATGAGTTTCGAGAGGAAGAATATCTTCACTTTCGAGAATACTTTCTCGATTTTGATGAAGAGTGGAAGCCCTCTAATAAGGGTCTTTCTATACCTCTTGAAGTCGAAACCTCAAAAGAATTGTTTATTGCTATGGCGGAGATCTTGTCTCTAGCTGAAAGTAAACAAGTATTGGAGGAACATTTCGGAGAAACTATTCGAGACCTATATCAAAAATAGTTCTTGACATTTTAACGAAATGGCCTCATAATGTTCTTTTTAAATCAAAGGTATTTATGACTAATATGTTTCTTGCCAAAGCAGCCAAGGCTTATTATGAGGGCAACCCCATAATTTCTGATGCTGAGTTTGATGTTCTTGCCGCTGATGCTAACTATACTGACGTAGGATATTCTGACGAATTCTTCGAGTTCGATCACTTGTACCCTATGTACAGTTTACAGAAAGCATTTGTAGGTGAAGAACATCCTCCTTACGACCACGCTACTGGAGCAACAGTAATCACACCCAAGTTAGATGGAGCAGCGGTTTCGCTGGGCTACTACGATGGTGAATTAGTGCTGGCTCTTACTCGGGGTAATGGTAAGAAGGGCAGAAATATTATGAATAAAGTTAAACATCTTGTTCCTACTAGCATTACTCGCAAGGGTGTTGTTCAGATTACGGGAGAAGTTGTTGCCCCTGAGACTATTCCTAACGCCAGAAACTATGCTTCTGGTGCGTTGAATCTCAAGTCTGAAGAAGAGTTTCTCACTAGAGAAGTTCGATTCGTAGCTTATGATATTCAGCCTCGTGTGGAAAAGTTGTGGACGGAAGACATGTCGAATCTCTCTTCGGACAATTTCGATACTGTTCTTGCATCTAACTGGGCAGGATACCCGCAGGATGGTCTAGTGTTCCGTGTTGACAACAATGCGAAATATGAAGAGATGGGTTACACCGCTCACCATCCTCGTGGTGCCTTTGCTTTGAAAGAAAGACCTCCAGGTGTCGTTACGCGACTACTTGATGTGATCTGGCAAGTGGGTAAATCCGGTGTGGTTTCCCCTGTTGCTATCCTAGAGCCTGTGCTCATTGGAGAAGCTACTGTTGGTCGTGCCACATTACATAATATGCGGTATATTAACGAGCTTAACCTTGAAATAGGTTGTAACGTCGAAGTAATTCGATCCGGTGAAATTATACCAAGAGTCGTGAGACGCATTGAAGGAGAAGTGAATGTTTGATGATAGTTTGGAAGACGAAAACATCTTTGGATGGATTGGTTTAAAAGACAACGGAAGTCATTATGTATCAGCCGCAGGCTTATATGATTACTTCTTTGCTATCAAAAAAGAAACTCGTGACAAGATTCTGGAAGGATGGATTGTTGCTCTAGAAGCATATCTTGACCCAGAATTCGAAGATCGAATGGAAGAAGCAGAAGATGGTATTATCTATGTATCAGAGTCGTCAGAGT